ACGGTGATGTTGTTCCGGGTCAGCGAATCGTCATACGACGCGGCCAGGTCAGCGTCGACGGTCGCCGCGGCGTAGTTCAGTGTCAGGTCAGGGGTCTGGTTCGCCATGCTCGCGTTCGTCCGGTAACCCAGCCCGAACTGGTCCCGCAGTTCGTACAGCAACCCGCAGTCCGTGTCTTCGATCGTCTGGAGCACAGCGGTCAGCGTGTCGTCCAGCTGGGGGCCCATCGCCGCTGATGATGATGAGGTCCCGATGACCGCTGACGCGATCCCCATCTCACCGCAGATACGGGTGAACCGGTCGACGGCACGCTCCCCGATGTACCCGTTCAGCGCCCCGGCGGCCTGCACCAGCGACGTGGGGGTGCCGTACGCGACGTTCAGGTGCCCGAACGCGGTGTCCATCAGCTGCCCCGCGCGGGACACGATCACCTTGGTGACCGCCCCGACCGAACCGGCACCGAGGGACCCCGTGATCGACTCGGTGATCCCCGCCGCGCCCTGCGAGATGATACGCAACGCGAAGTTCACGCCCGCGGTCAGTTCCATGGACACCAGGTACGGGGTGCCCTTCACGTTGGTCGTGGTCGTCCCGGAGAACGTGACGTTACCGGAGGAGTTCCTGCCCTGCAACAGCAGTGTCCCCGTGGCGTTCAGGTACAACTCGAATTTCGCGACCGCACCCGCCGTGTCAACCTCGACCAGGTTCCAGTTCGTCGTCCCTGACGCTGAGTCACCGTTCGCGGGGACGGAGATGAGGAAACGGATCACGTTGTTCGTCGGGGTACCCCCGGCGGGGATGTTGAAGGTGGCCAGCGCGGCGTTCAGCACGGGGATACCGTCGCTGCCCTTGAAGTCGTTGCTGGACGCGAACGACAAGCCGGTCTGCCCGCCGATGAACTGCTGGATACCGTTACCGGTGCCTGCCACCGACCCGTACGGGGTGATGTAACCGGAGCCTGCGGAATCCTCCATCGGCCAGTACGACCGCAGCGTGGTCGACGCGGCACCGTTCACGATGAACCTGCGGAACGCTGACCCCAGGCTGGTCTGGAGCTGAGACATGCGCCGCCAGATACCCGACGCGATAATATCGACGGATACTTCACGGCCGGACGGATCCCAGTGCGGCGGCCACTCCGTAACCTCACCGTAAAACCTGAACCCGGAATACGTCAGGCCCGTACCGGAGGTGGCTGACAGGAACACGCGTATCTGCGTGTTCCTCGTGATATTCGGGAAATACGCACCCGTGCTCAGTTTCGGGGTGAACCTCCCATCCCTGTTATTCACCGTCAGGGTCAGACCCGCGGGTTGCAGCGTCGACGTCCAGTCCGCACGCCCCACATTAGTGATCTGCACCGGGTTCCGCTGATACACGAAACGGGTGATATCCGTCCACGTCCCGCCCAGGTTCAGGTCCACCCGCAAACCGAGCTGCTGGGCGGGGAACGACGGGGCCGTGACATTGACACCCGGGAGCCCCGCCGAACCGGTAGCGGTCGCGATGATCGCCTGGACCTGAGCGAAACTGACCGTCGGCTGGACACCAGCCCCGACACCAGTAGCGATCTGGGCGGGGGCGTTCGTAGCTACCATTAATGCGCCCCGTACGCCGTCTGCACGTTACCTCCGTGTACCTTCACGTACTTCTTGATCAGCGCCGCGAGCATCTGGTCCATCGCCGCGCCGCTCGACGTGTCCACCATCAGCGTGATGGTGGTGTCCCCGCCATTGGAGACACGCTCGCTGCGACCCGTCCCGTTGTACGCCATCGTCAGGCCAGGGCTCAGCCACCCGCCCCGGTCGAAGGACTTCACCATGCCGCCCTTACGGAACGGCGACGCCGCCCCGGCGAGGAACGCGCCGATACGCTCACCCACGTCACCACCGAAAACGTGGGTTATCTTCGGTAGCGGCTTACCATCCGGGCCTATTTTCCCCTGCTGGTTCAACTTAGCGATCTGCGCCTTGCTGTACCCCAGCATCTTGGAGATCTGCCCGATCGTGTAATTATGCGCAGCCATCTGCGCCTTCCACGACACGACACTCTTCCGCAGCGAACCCAGGCTCCCCGCCGCCTTGATATCCGACGCCAGCGTCTTATTGGTGGCTCCCAGCTGACCGCGCCAGTTCCGTTCGATGCCCAGTTCCCGGTTCAGCACCCCCAGCCGCCGCTTCTCGTCCAGTGCGGCGTTTGCCCAGAACCTGTGCTTACCAGCGGACAGTCCCGGTGCTTTAGCGAGGGCATTCGCCCGGCCGATCGCCGCCTGCATGTCCGCGATCTGCTGGTTCACCACGACCGGACCCCACGCCGCGCCGTACCCGCCGCCGTGACGGGACCGCCACGCGTTCAGGTACGTCTGACCCTGCCGCGCGGTCTGCTCAGCGCTCAGGCTCAACGGTTTCTGTCCCGGCTTCGGTTTCGGGGTTCCGGGTGGCCCGCCGGACGGGCTGTTAGCAGGTACCGTGCCGCTGGCCGTCACGCTGATCTGCGCCAGGTACTTACGCAGGTCAGCGGCGAACCCCTGGTGGTACTTGTTCAGTCCCTTATCTGAGGCGGTGCTCAGCTCGGAACGCGCCGCCGCACCCAGGTGGTGCAGGTGAGTGGTGGTCATCCCCGCCCCGGACAGCGACGCGTACGCACCCAGCTCAGCCGCCTGCCGTTTACTCAGGGTGACCAGCTCACCCTTGATGGTCGCCGTGCGCTGCGACGCGGGGCCGATCGCGTACGCGTGCGTCAACCCGAAGTACTTGTCCCGCTCACCCTTCTGCTCAGTTGCCAGCCGGGACCGCAGCCCGCCGACCGTCCCCCCCGCAGCGTAGGACGGCACCTCACCACCCATGCCATACCAGTGCGGGGACCGCGCCAGCCACTTGCTGTACGCCGTGTTCGGGTTCCCGTAAACCCCCCGGATGTATTCCGCGCCCCACCGCATCTGAGTGACCGGGTTGGTCCGCCAGTCCGCCCCGACCGTCGCCATCTTGTTCCCCGGCAGGCTCTGCGGAATCCCGTACGCACCCGAGGACGGGTTGTTAGCGTTCCACCGCCACCCGGACTCCCCGTTCCACAAGGCCCGCAGAGAATTCCACTGGTTCTGACCCCAGCCGTAGTCACCGAGATGCGCTTTCATCCACGCCTGCGCCTGCGCGGGAGCCGTACCCGACTTACCTCCCGACGGGCCCTTGAACCCGCCTGGCGGGACACCAGTCCACAGCAGCGGCAACGCGTGCAGCCTGATGATCTTCGGGCCGAGCCCGCCGCCCTGGCTGATCGCCGTGTTCGCACCCCGGTCGATGACCGCGACGTGACCCGGGTCAGGGCCACCAGCGGGGGAGTGGTAGAACGCCAGGCCGCCCGCCTGCGGGGTGTGCGTGGCGGTCACCCACGACCCCTGAGCTTCGGACGTACGCGGGATATTCTTATACCCGGCGTGCTTATACACCATTGACGTGAACCCGGAGCAGTCCATCCCCTGCATGGTCGTCCCGCCGAACCGGTACGGGATCTTCCCGAGGAACGACCGGGCGAAACCGACAATGTCGCTGCCGGACCCGCCCATGTTCGCCATCTGCATCTTGACGAACGCGGCGAACGCTTTCGTAGCCGCCACCGCGGTCCTGATCGTCGAGTCGATCGCGAAACTGTTGATCGCTTTCTGTGACCGCTGCGGGAAATCGAGCCGCAGATCCCCGGCGTCCCCGACCAGCCCGCCAGCCGCGTACCCCCTGACCCGGCCGCCCCGGCTGAATCCAGGCAGCTGCCCGCGCAGGTGATCGACCGCACCCTGGTTCACCATCTTGGTGGGGACGACAACCTCGCCGGGCATCAGCATGCCCGGTACGGAATCCCTGTTCGGCGTGCCCCCGGAGATGAACCCGCCCTCAGCGTGCGGTGAGAAGTACGCCCCGGCGCTGATCTGGACCCCGTTGACGTTAACGAACCCCGCCGCGGTCACCTTGATTTCCAGGTTCGTGTGCGCCGGCAGCCGGTGCAGCGCGTCGAACCACAGGTCAGCCTTGTCCTTGTTGATTCCGATCTGCTTGGCGAGCCGCTCGAACTTACCCCTGGTCGTGTCGGTCTTCCGGCCGATCTCGTCTAGGCGCTGCTCACCGTACTTCTTCCACAGTTTCTCAGCCGCGGTCCGGTTCAGGTCCAGGCCGTCCATCGCCAGCTTGATCCACTTGTCCTTGGACGTGTCGACCAGGGTGGACAGCTTGGTCAGGTACTGCATCCGCAGCATCTTCCACAGCTTGTCAGCCTTAGCGCGGCTCAGGTCGAAACCGTCCATCGCCAGGCTGATCCATTTATCCCGGGCTGTGGTCGCGTCGCCGGCTGCTTTCAGTAGCGGTGACTTGTTCAGCTCCTTCCACAGTTTGTCAGCCTTGGCGGTGGACAAGTCCAGGCCGTCCGTGGCGAACTTCTCGAACGCTGCCGCCGCCGCGTTGACCGGGCCCTTCGCGTTGCCGAGACGACCGACGATCGCCTTGATGATCGAGTCGGCGGCGGGGCCCTTGATACCCAGCGCGGCGAGGTCGTCGATCAGCTTCTTGCGGTCCGTTTCGGTTTGCCCGATCGACGTGCCCGCGTCGCGGATGTCATGCGCGAACGTGTTCATCGCGCCCTGGAGACCCACAGCGTTCTCCACCGCGATAGCCATGTCTTTCGACAGGTCCTGCGACAGGGCGGTACCCAGCTTCTGCGCGTCCACCGACAGGTTCGAGAACGAAACCGACGTGTCCTGCGCTACCTTGTCCAGCGCGGTCAGCGGGTCATTCGTTTTCCCCGCCCATTTCGCCAGGTCTTTCAGGCTTCCCTGCGCTGGGCCCCCAGCCTCCTGCGCCAGCGCGTGAATCTCCGCGGCGGCGGCCTTATTACTGCCCGCCATCGGGATCAGGACCTGAGTTACCAGTTTGATCGCCCTGATCTGCGTGCCCGCTGAGGTCCCCGTCAGCCGCATCGCGTCGGCCATCTGCTCAGCGTTGTTGATGGTGTCCTGGAAATCCGACCGCAGCTGAAGCGACGAGGAACGTACCTTCTTCGACGTGTTCTCGATCGCCCCGCCGAACCCCTCCATCCGCGCGCCGGCCTTCTTGGAGTCCTCACCGAACCGGACGAGACCCTCAGCGAACGTGATGAAACCCGTGGTGGGGCCGGAGGTGATCTTGATGAACGTGTCGTACGCGTCGTTGAGCTGACCCATCGCCTTGATCTGCTCGGACCCGGCGACCGTCAACGCGTTCAGGTCCGATGCGAGCTGACCCGAACCCTGCCCCATCGCCGCGTACCCGTCGACCAGCCCCTGGATCTGCTGGACCGCGATCGCCCAGTCCTTGGAGTTCCCCAGGAGCTGCTTGTTGACATCCACCCCGGCGAGCGCAGCCAGCGCCATCGCCCCGGCGAGACCCTTAGTGCCGAACTTATCGGAGACCTGGGTGAGCCGCTTCGTTTCCAGGACAAGCTGCCCGGTCAGCTTGTTGTGCGAATCGGTGAACGTAATAACGTCCCGCGACTTGCCGCTCCAGTCGAACTGCTTGTACCGGCTGGCCGCCCCGTTCGCAGCGGTACCGCTGTCTGTCGTCGCCTTGGTCAGGTCTCTCTGCGCCTTGGTCAGGTCTTTACTGGCTGTGGCCGCCGCCGCGGCGGTCGTGTTGATCACGTTGAAAATCGACGCGTGGGAGACCAGCTTGTCCAGCGCCGCCGCCATCTGCTGCGCACGCGTCTTCGTCGTGGCAAGCCAGATGGACACGCCGATCAGCGCCGTGACCCCGACCACGGCCCACGTCCACGGGTTCGCCGCCAACCCCAGTAGCGCCTTCCCGAGCGCCTTGACCCGCCCCGGTACCGCCGCGAACCCCGTCCCGATGTCCTTACCGTACGCCTTGATCCGTTTGAGGCCGCCCGATTCTTTATCCAGGTTCCGGACCGCTCCCGTGGCCAGGTCAATCCCCCCGACCATGGCTGCTATTCCCCGCACCGGGCCCAGCGCCATTTTCACCAGCGCCGTGGTCGCCAGCCCGGACCACAGGTAAATACCATGCAACCCCGCGACCAGGGCCAGTAGCGGCACCGGGAGGTCCAGGAACAAGCTGAGTGCCTTCGACGCGAAAGCCAGGCCCTTCAGCAGGTGCTCGGCGATACCTGTCTGCGCCGCGATACGGCCGAGCTGCGCGATGACATGACCGATGTTCACGAAGATGCCACCGAGCAGCTTCAGGTCTTCCGTGCCGGTTTTGACGAACGTCTTGATACCCTGCCCGCCGCCCTGCATGTCGACGACGATCTGGGCGGCGAACCGGTCCAGGATCTTCCCGGTGCCCACAGCGAGCCCGTCCAGGACACCCATCGCTTTACCAGCCCCGCCGAGCGCCTGACCCATCAACTCGAACACCTGCGGGCGGATCACGCGGGCGAGCTTGTCGAAATGGTCGGTCAGCGGGGGTATCTTCTGGCCGGTCGCGTCAGCAACGACCTGAAGGTTCTGCATGTGGTGGACGATGCGTTCCAGGGTGTGCTGCCCGAGGAACGCCGCCGCGGCGAACGCGCCCAGCCCCAGGGACAGCACCGCCAGGGCAGGTACCAGGATCGCGAACACCTCGACGAGGCTGTCCAGCGCCAGGTGCAGGCCGCCGACTTCCCGCGCCCCCGCGAACAACGCCACCTTAGCGGACAGCAGGCCGCCGATCCACCCGAACCAGGACACACGTCCCCTGGTGAGCCTGTCACTGACCTTATCGACGGACCCCCCGAGGCCGTGCATCGCCGCCTGGATACCGAGCAGGTCCGCGTTCATCCCCCCGATGTCCTGAGTCCTGAAACCCAGATGCAGGTTCGCCGCCTCAGATTTCAGCTCGGCGATCCTCCGCTCCGACGCGACGATAGCCTTATCGACCGAGTCGGCGTTCATCATCAGCGTGAGATTATGCGGGTCACCCTCCAGGTGCTCTATCTCCGCGAGAATAGCGAGCAGACGGGCGTCCGCAGCGTCCGCGTCGACCTTAATCTTGATGCCCTTCTGGATCCGCTTGTCCAGATGGTAATACTCAGCGTTCAAGTCCGCTATTTTCGACAGGAACGCCGCGTCGTCAGCGTCAAGTTTGATGCTGGAAGCCTGCTCCTGCAATTTAGCGAGGTGGGCTTCCTCCTTCGCGATTGTCGCGTTCAGCTTAGCCGGGTCGGCCTGTAGCGTCACTGTCGCGAGTTTCTTCGCCAGGTCCGACAGGCGTTTCTGCAACCGGCCGACGACCGCCTCACCCTTAGCGTCAGTGACCTTGATGGTCACCAGCTTGTCGCTGACCGAGTCGATACGCGCCTTCAGCTCCTTGACAAGCATATTCGCCCGCCTGGAATCCACCCCGAGAGGGATGTCCGCGCGGACCCCGGCGAGGGACTTCTTGATCCCCGCCTGCGCGGAGGCGCGGAACAGCGACGCGTCCGCTTCCAACCCGACGAATACTGTCCCGAGACGGTCTCCTGGCATGTCAGACCTGACCCTGCAACGCCCAGAGGGATTCCATCAGGAACGGGTACGGGCGCGCACCAGGGTGGTTCACGACCGGCCCGAAATAACCCCTCTCGAAGTTCGACAGGGACCACGGCCCGGTCGCCTGGATGATGTGCCTCTTGGTTCCCTTCTCCAGGAACACCGCCGCGCCGGACGCGGCCAGTTCCTCCCACGGGGTGTCCGAACCGATCGCGTGGAGGTAATCGTGGACCGTCATCGCGGTGAAACCAGGGGGGAACCCGCCACCCACGCCGCCCCTACCCGGAGTGGCCTTAGCCCGCCGCCGCACCTTCGCCCTGGCGTACACCGCCGCCCGGCCACCCAGCTCCTGTATCAGGTGCGCGACAGGACCGGCGGGGTTGGACAGGAACGCGCGGATTTCCGCCTCATTGAACCTGATCTTGATGACCGCCATCAAACCTCCCCGTCCCAGTTGACACCCAGTGCCTTCAAATGCTCACGAAGCTGATCCTTCGCCGTGCTTTCCGCGTCGCCGCCCTTCGCGTACAGCTCCTCCATGAACTGCTCGCGGTCCTCGGCGGTTTCCATCCCCTCGGTGATACAGGAAATCGCTAGGTTGCACGCTTCCCGCGGGGTGAGCGTTTTGATACCCCGGCCTGTCGCACGGATCTGACCGCCGTCGATTTCGGTGAAGTGCTCCGCCGTCCATTGGAGGAGCCGGACGGCGACTCGGTAGGGCGCGCCGAAATCACCTTGATCGCCTGCGACACCACGTCGAGTAGCTCATCCGCGTCGGCTTTGCAGTCCACCGCGTGCTGCTGGAACCGTTCCCAGTCCCCCTCATCGGCGTACGCGCAGTCCCCCGCGGACGGGTCCGTGCCCGCCGCCTTACACCCGGCGCATTTCCCGCACGGGTCCTCATCCTCCAAGATCACGTCCCGGAGTATCTCGTACATCGCCGCGTACGCCTTCTCATCATCGGAGCGGAGATTCGCCGCGTGGGAAAATTTCAGCAACGGCATCAAGCCGACTTTCTCCGCGACACGAAAATTCTCCCCGGCCAGTGTGATAACCCTGGTCGGGGAGATGACTTCGCCGGACAGCTCCGGGTCTGTTGCCTGCTGTAGTTCGATCGCGCCGCGTTCGGCGGCGTCGTCGACGTCGTATGCCACAGGGGTGTGACCTCCTTGCTGATGTAGCATGAGTGGTGCCGTTCCCCAGCGGCGTGGCAGCGCCCCTCAATAGCCCAGGGGCGCTGCCACAAACGGATCAGGTACCGACGATACCGGAAGCCGGGTAACGGATGATCGGCGTAGCAGCGTTCCACGTCGACTTCAGGCTGACAGCCGAAGACACACCGCCGGACACCGAGTAGTCAGGTAGCACAGCTCCGAAGAAGTACTGGCCGGGGGTCGTGCCCTGCGCGCCCAGCGTCGACGGGTACAGGTACATGTTACGGCTGAGGCCGTCTGTGGCTGCGACATACGTCTGGGCCGTGGCAGTGTCATAAAAGCCGCTGAAGTCCCCTGATGCGTCAGGCAGACCAGCGACCCAGATCAGGTTCGGGTCACCCATCGCGGTAACGTCAACCTTGTTGACCACGAAGTTAATCGACCAGTCAGTCAGGAAGGCCATCGGCGACGCGAGCTGCGTACCGGTGACTGCGGAACCGCCACCACCAGGACCGGTCACGCCGATGTACGCGATACCGTTCCTGCCGTGAATACGTGACATTTGCTGTGCTCCTTCTTGTTAGTCTTCCAGGAGTTCCAGCAGGCGTTTCGCGTTGCTGGTGAACGTGCGGTCGGCGATGGCCTCACGCGCTTTCAGTGCCGCCTGCTCACGCTCATCTTCATGGGCGATCCACCAGCGGAGCTGCTCCCCGGCGTCTTCGGGGCCGGAGAATGTGGGCAGCATGTGCAGTACCTCGTCCCCCTCAGCGCGAGGGTCACGGAGATAAAACATGCCGCACGCCGCCTGTTCCACCTCACGGGGACCCATGGCCCACGGGGTGGTGGTAGCAGCGTCGTCTGCGTCGTCATACTCGCGGCGGTAGAAATTGATCCCGCATTTCGCGTTGCGGTACACTTCGGCGGTTTCGTAGTTCGGGACGCATTCCTCAATGTCGTGGCCCATGTACTGCCGTAGCGGGGACTTCGCGGCGAGGGGCCAGCACCCGCCGAGGAGCACGTCGAGGCCGTCCAGGTTCATCCGCTCGAAAAAGTCGATGCGGGACGCGAAACCTGTCCCGATGAACGCGAGGTCCGCGTTGAGGTCCGTGTTGGGTTCGCCGCTCAGCGGGTAGTGCACGGACGGCCGGTAGGCGTGCGGGGCGTACTCCGCCTCGATGCCCAGCTCGCGGTATTCCTCGATGTTGGTCGGGTCGTTCAGCAGGGTGATGTCGGAGCACTGCGCCCGTTCCAGCTGCATCTTCTCCTGGTACGGCGACTCGGTGCCGAGCAGGATTACTTTCATCCGCCTGGACTGGAGCAGGGACATCAGGCCGGGGGTGACGAAGAACCCGGATACGAACAGTACCGCGTCGGGCCACATGGTGAACGCGGCGTGGGATACGCCCTGCATCGCCATCCGGAGCGCGTCCTGGTCGTTCATCGCCCGGCGTACCAGCGGGTGCCCCGTGTCGTCCACGTCACCCGTGCTTATCAGCGCGTGGCCGTAGAACTGGATCCGGTCGTCGGAGTTGAACGACGCGACCTCGACACCCAGCCCGCGTAGCGCCTCCACCCACCCGTCGTGCACGTCCGCAACGCTGAAGTTGGGGCCCGGGTGGACCACGAGAATCCGCACGCTGTACCGCCTATCTGTTTAGAGGTGCGCGCCGCATTCGACCACGAACGTCGCACCCATGTAGTTCTGCCCCGCGTACTCGACAATCCCGTACGTGGCGACCTGGGTGACAAGCGCGAACTCGCATGTGCCGCCCAGCGACGGGTCCGCCTGGACCGCCGCGTTGATACTCGCCGCCCCCGACGAGGACACCGCCGCGTTCAGCGGGACCTGCCCCGTGTTGTCGTTCGCCGCGGACAGCAGCACGATCGCGAGGAGGTTAACCTGCGTTTCACCGTCCATCGTCTGCCCGTAAAGGATCGAGGGGCGGTTCGGGATCACTATCACAGCGGGGGGGACAACCTGACCCGGCGCGTTCGGGAACGCTTTCAGCCCCGTCGTAGCCAGCCGGGTCGCCAGCCCCTGGCATATCGCGTTAACATCAGCCACGCATTAATCCTTTGGCTTCGGCTTGCGCTTGATCTTCTTGATCCTGATCTGCTTACCCATGTCCCCCCCTACACGCCTACCTTGCCCCGTCCCCGGAAGTAGGGGCGGAGCTGCTGGCAGATCCACGGGTTCGGGTTGATGTGGACGACACCCACATCAGCGATACCCGCCACCCCCCACGGTGCGTCTTTCAGCTTGAACCAGTCGCTGGCGATCAGCAGCGCAGCCTGCGCCACCACCGGGGGGACCTGCGGCCACCCGAACACCCCGGTGATCTGCACCCGGTCCAGGTGGGAGAACGCCCACGTGAACGGGAACCACTGCGCCGCACCTGTCGTACCGCCGATCACCTGTACCTGCGTGTACGGTTTCAGCTCACCCGTGGACAACTGGTTGAACTGCCCGTCACCGACCCGGAGCATGTAGTTCGTGCCCTGCGTCCACGTCGTCTCATACACCCCGTCGCCGTCATTGTCGATTTTCAGGGTCGTCACGGACGTGATGTCGTCGGTGTTCAGCAGCCAGATGTCATACGGCTGGTAGGTGCGCGTGTCAGTGACACGGAAGAAATGCCTCCCGCAATACCGGTCGATCCACCGTGACGTGGCCAGGCACACCGACGTGATCACCGAATCGACGGAAGTGTCGGTTTGCCCGAGGCGGTCTTTCAGTTCCTCCGGCCCCACGTACCACCGGTTCTGGTCTATACCGAGGACCCGCCACGTCCCCGGCTGCACGTCGGACGCCCCGCCGGTCCCGATGAACGCGTAGCTCCACAACCCCTCAACCCCCGCCGTCGAGGGGACACACGACACGTCCAGCTTGAATACACCCGCGCTGGGGTTCGTGATATCAGCGGGCGCGGCACCCCCGAACGTGTGGATGACCTGCACCCCGGCCGGGTCCGTGACAACACACGTTGTCACGGTCGGGTTAGTGGGCACCCCAGCGGCGTTGGTGAACGTCGCGTTGATAGTCGCCAGCTCGTTCACGTTGTCGTAAAAAACCGTGGCTGTCAACTCACGCTCCCTGCCAGTGCCTTACCGGTGACGGACGTGCTGTTGCCCGTCTTCCCTGTCGTTGTCCCCGCACCCGGCTTCCCGGTGACGTTCGTGCTGTTCCCCGTCTTACCGGTGACAGTCCCCGCACCCGGTTTCCCGGTGACCCCCGTGATGACCGTGGCCTTGACGACCGCGGAGGACGCCGACACGACGGGCTGGAGCGCTGCGGCGATCGCCGTGGCGAACTGAGCCTGATGCCCGGAGGGCTGCTGGCAGAAACCCGAAGCGGCAGCGAGCCCCGCCAGGGCGTTGCACCCGAACAAGACCGTCGCGTTCTGGCCCGTCCCCGTGCTGGCGGCGAGCTGAGCCTGAGCCATCCCGAACGGGGAAGCCGTACCCGTACCCGTTGCGAGCTGGGTGTTGTGACCAGCGGTCTGCTGCGCGGTGCCCGTAGCGGTGGCAGGCCAGGATCCCTGCGCGGTCGGCTGCTGCGCCGTGCCCGTACCCGTAGCGATCTGCGCCGGGGCGTTGGTGTTGCTGGACGTGGAGACCGTGGGCTGCTGTGCTGTGCCCGTAGCGGACGCGAGCTGCGCTTCCGCCATCCCGAACGGGGGAGCCGTACCCGTACCGGTAGCGGCCCCTGCCTGAGCCATCCCGAACGCGGGAGCCGCACCCGTAGCGGTGGCAGCCGTGACATTATGCCCGGCGGTCTGCTGCGCCGCGCCGACGCCCGTGGCAGGCCACGAACCCTGAGCTGTGACCTGCTGTGCCGTACCAGCCGCCGTAGCGACCTGGGCCTGCGCCATCCCGGACGCTGGTGCTGCACCAACCGCTGTGGCTGGCCAGGACCCCTGCCCGGTCGCGTCCGGCGCTGCGCCGGTTCCGGTAGCTACCTGCGCGGGTGCGTTCGCGGAACCACTGGTCTGCACCGTGGCCTGGAGCGCCGCGCCGACCCCAGTAGCGACCTGGGCTTGCGCCATCCCGAACGGCGGGGGCGTACCAGCACCCGTAGCAAGACCGGCTTGCGCCATCCCGGACGCCGGGGCCGCACCAGCCGCGGTAGCGACCTGGGACTGGGCCATCCCGAACGGCGGGGCCGCGCCCACCGCGGTGGCAGGCCACGAACCCTGAGCGGTAGCCTGCGGGGCCGTACCGGTTCCGGTGGCCAGCGTGACATTATGCCCGGCGGTCTGCTGAGCGATACCAGCGGAGGTCGCCAGCCACGAACCCTGCCCGGTCGGCTGTGGTGCAGTACCGGCTGCGGTAGCCACCTGGGCCTGCGCCATACCAAACGCAGGGGCCGCACCCGTACCAGTAGCGGCCTGCGCGTTGTGACCAGCTGTCTGCTGCGACACGCCCGCTGCGGTGGCAACCTGGGTGTTGTGACCGGCTGTCTGCTGCGCTACGCCAGTTCCCGTCGCGATCTGCGCGGGGGCATTAGTACCGCCCACGGTGGCGACAGTGGTGATCTGCTCGCCGTACACAGCGGTGTACGTGGCCGTGTACGTGGCTGAGAATGGTGCACCACCCGCGCCCGTGGCCAGCCCCGCGTTGTGGCCGCCGGTCTGCTGCGCGACAGCTGTCGCGGTGGCCATCTGCGCGGTGATGGCGGTACCCGGGAATTCTGGTGCACCCGGAGTGAATCGTCCCGCGATCGCGTTACCCGGCACCGAGGAGAACCCTGTGACGGTTCCCTGCGCGGCACCCGGTGACTTCGCAGTAGCAACCGCGGTCGCCAGGCCCGCGGAGGCGTTAACGACCGGGGACTGGGCCACCCCGAACGTGGCCTGGATCTGCTGTCGCCGAGTGCCCTTATGATGCTGGATCCGCGATTTCGACGGACGGTGCTGTGTCGCACCCATACCAGCGGTGCCACCGGCGAGCTGAAACGCCCCGATCACGGTGGCGTACGCGCTGGTGGCGGTTACGCCGGTCAGCGCAGACGATCCGGTTTCCGCGCCGCCAGTCGATTTACCGTAGCAGGGGACGCAGTTGAAAATGTTCGACGCGTTCCCCGCGTGGGCGTCCCTGGTGTATGTTGTGCTACCTGTCGGGACACCCCACGTGATGATGCTTGCTTCGCTGTCCGCGCCGACAAAGACGAGGAACTCGTTAGCCGTCGTGGAAGAATACGCGTTGGCTGTCAGGGAGCCGTTCGCCGCGATCGTGCCGGTTTTCGTGACGAAAGCGCCACCGTCAAGCATCGCGGTCGTGTTACCCGGGAGCAGACCAGCGACTTCTTGGATGACCAGGCCGTATGACTGGTTACCGCCAGTCGCCGTCGCTGTGAGCGTCGGTTTAGTACCTACGTCCCCGGCGGGCGTGTCCATCGCCCAGATGCTCAGCTCACCGCTTGCCTGGTCTGCGTTGTTGAACACCGACACAAGCTTGGTCATGGCGTTAAGCGCACCGTCTTTGATCGCCGTGACCTCGGGGTTGTTACCACCGCCGCAGGTTATGTACGCGATCAGCTTAGTGCCGGACGAAACGTTACTCAGGTAGGTCTGGGAGATAACACCCGGGTCAAGAGCACCGAGGTTCGACTGAAGGACCAGCCAGCCCGCATCAGTGATCAGTACCGCGAGGGTGGCGTTAGCCGCCGACGAAGAGTCAGTCTGCGTCGGGGAAACCGAGGCGGTGACATCCAACCCGTAAATGAACGGGTTTCCGTTAGCGTCGACCTGGCTCGTGAACCCCGCAGTCAAGCCGGAGAGCGTACCCGCGCTGGGGATACGCGCCTGACCGACATACAGCTCGGAGGCCCTCACGTGCGGCGCCAGGGTAGGCCACGTAACTGTTGTCGACGCGCCGTTGTTCAGGAAACTACTGGTTTCCGCCATCCATATCGCGGCGGTACCAAGGGAGGACGAGAACTCCTGCGCGCCCAGGTCGACGGCGATCGCAGCGACCGACGCGCTGAACGTCAGCGTGATCGTCTGGGCTCCGGTCGTGGTGACCGTACCCATCCACAGTTCCTGAGACCGGCTGCCGTCGTTGTTCGACCCGGCGATCTTCACCCAGTTGGTTGCGCCGCCACCGGTAACCGTGGAGACCGTGATGGTGGTCGACGTGACCTTCGTCCCCAGGATCAGGACGTTGCCGACTGCGTTGTTCGTGTGGGCAAGAGTAGTTGCGCCCGTGGCGATATTAGAGGCCAGGGTCCCGGAGGCGCTGATGGTCACGCGGGCTCACCGCCCTCTCGGGTTAGCCTCCGTCAGTTCAAGCCCCACACGAACATCTGCGTCATCGTAATAGAAGGGCCTGTGGATGAGGTGGACCAGGACGCGTACGCTTCGAGGTACACCGGGGTGGTGATCGTGGTGTTGAACGTGACCGGGGTGGTGGTCGCGGGCCCGATCACGTAGGAGATCTGCGGGGCCGCGACCGTGGTGGTCAGCGACGGTACCATTCCCCAGTTCAGCCACCCCCACGCCTGAAGCGCGCCGTTGACCCCGACCTGCGTGGCGGTGATGTACGTCTTGAAGTTGAACCCCATCGCCGCGCGGGACGTCGTGTCAGCGGTGAACGCACCCGTCGCGGCCAGCAGGGTAGTCGGAGTACCGCCGACTGCGTTGTCCAGGTACAGGGCGAATTTCATCGTCGGGACGGTCGAACCGAGGCTGTACACCCCCATCCCCTCAACGAGCAGCGCCTTACCCTGCTTGGAGAAGTACCCGTGGGGGATCTCACACGGCGGGATCAGAGAACCCGCGCCCGCGCCTCCACCGCCCAGCAACGGGCCACCCGCAGCGGACCCGCTTGTGACAGTGTTAGTGACCGCACCGCCGATCCCCGGCATGGCATAAATCAGTTCAGCGGGGGCGTCACCGTAAAAACTCATAACGCCTTCTTCCTGACGATGGCCATCCCGTAGCGGTAGCTCACGGATTCAGTGTCGCTGTCGTGGTGCAGGCGGTCCAGCAGGGACTTCGCCAGGTCCAGCATGGCGGGGCTCTTACACGGTCCTTGATATTCGGGGTAGCCGACGAACCAGTCTTCAATCACGTAGAACCCGCCCGGTGACACCAGCGGCCACAGCAGGCTGAACGTGGCAGCGGTCAGGTCCCCGTCGTGGGAAGCGTCGTCCACGATAAGGTCCCATTCGGCGCTGTGCTCCGACAGGAGAGACGGGAGCTGAGGGTCGTCCTGCCCGGCGACGATACGGGTGGTACCCGGCGGCCACACCGCGTTCGTGTCCCGGTCCACCCCGGCGATCAGCCCCCCGGGGAACAAGTCTTGCCAGGTGGCAAGGGAACCCCCGCCTAGCACCCCGATCTCGCAGACCCGGGCGGCCCCGCCGAGCTGATCAGCGATGGTGTTATACGCGGGCAGGTACCCCTGGTCCACCTTGTCGGTCGCGTACGCTCTCGGTTCCGGGCGGGACGGCACCAGGAACGGCGTCATCGCACCCGGGACGCCGTTCAGCGACCGGAGCAGCGCGGGGTCCTTCGCGATCATCTCCTGGAATTTCAGGATCTCGTTCGCCGACTGGGTAGCCTGCCTGGGGGACTGTGACACGGGAAGCATGGGGGGGATCAGGTCGGGGTGGATGACCTGCGCCGGGGACATGTCCCCGCCCTCCTCGAAATACCACTCAACCGGCTTGCCTTCGTTCTCACCGTCGACCATGCCCGTGTCGTAATCATGGTGGTGGGTCACGTCCCCGTGCACGTGGGGGAAGAAACCGTTCTTCTTCAGCATTGCCGCTACCCGGCCGTCAAGATGCCACCAGCAGCCTTTACCCCTGCACGCAGCGCAAGTACCGAACCCCTCCGCGATTTTTTCTACGGGAATTCTCCGTTGCGCCGCAGCGGAAACCTTGATGCATCCCAGCCCCACCCGCAGCCGCACCTTCGTGCGGAAGATCGGGTACGCGTAACAGCACCAATCCTGGCCGCACCGCTCCATCGTGGCGACCGTGTCGGGGCCGATCTCGATGTCCTGCTCGACGATGATCAGGTCCCGCGTTCCGGTCCACCGTTCCGCGATGGCGTTCCAGTACGCGTAGTTGTCGCCGGTTACGTCGACCGTTTCGGCGTGAGGAGCGTAAACTTCCATAGCCTTCACCGCATCCGGGTGCGGGTTCACCGTACAGAACAATACCCGGGCTGTGTCCTGCGTTACGGTCATGGTGTCCTATCCCACGTAGACAGCCAGGGTGCCCTGCCCGGCTGTGGTAGGGCTCGTCGTGACCACACCCAGCGTCCCGGCCCCGGAGAACAGGGGCCCGTTCAGCATCCCGGAGACCTTGAATACGGCGGGGGCGGTGACCGACCCCGCGGTGTAGGTGCCGCTGATGTTCTGGAAGTACATGACCCCGGTGCACAGGTTGATGCCGAACCCGGAAGCACCGGTGATGGTCACGTCCTTGACGGTCCCGGCCGAAGTGTCAGCTTCCACCATGATGTTGAGCTGGGAGCCGATGATGCAGGACACGTCGGAGCCGCTGTTCCCGATCACCACGCACGTCTTCGTCAGCCCGGTGGTCGCGGAAATGTTCCCGGACAGCTGAATATAGCAGCCGTTCAGCTGCATGTGCCCGATGACCTTCAGTACCGCGCCGCTGCTGCCACCCTGGGTGGTCGACACGCATTTGAGGATGATGTGGGAGTAGTCGAACGACCCCGTCGACGCGTTCCCCTGGAACACGAAATCGTCCGTGTTCTGATCCGCGAGAACCTGAATGTAACTACCCTCGGACAAGGAGGTGGCGTCGTGGAACCAGAACCCCATACTGGCCGTGCCGCCGAACCCGACCGAGGACACGTCGGTGATGTTCCCGCCGTACCGGTCGCCGTACTCCACCCCGACCGAAGAGTTCCCCGCCGACCACCCGTAGCAGGTGAACCCGGAAACCGGTGCCGCTCCCGGCGCGGTGGACCCGGTGGCCGTCCCGGTGATCTTCACCAGCGTACCGGTGTTCCCGGTGGTGGTGATGGTGGTGGCCCGGCGGCCCTGACCGCGCAGCCCGATACGCGGGTCGTTGATCGCGACGGTGCCCATGGAAAACTTATAGTTCCCCGCACCGAACACCACCATCGACCCGCCCTGCGTCTGCACCGCGGCGACAGCGTCGGCGTAACACGCGGTCCATGCCGCATCCGATGACGCAGCCCCGGTCGGGTCAGCACCATACTGGTCGATGTAAAACACCCGCTGGAATAGGCTGTGGGTCAGGACGTTGACCACATCGTCCATGTCCTGCGGCGGGTTACCGGTGCCCACCGAGCGGGTCGCCGGGGGCAGGCTATATGTCGGCATATCACTCCCGTCAGTAGGTAGCGGTGTATGTCGCGGTGTACACCGCCCTACGCGGTTTCGGTTTAAGGCCGACCAGGAACACCACCGCCGCAGCGCAGCACAGGAACCTCCGGCGGGGTATCAGCTCGCTCATGTCAGGTCCAGTTCCCGAACCCGGCGCTGGCCAGTGAGTCCGCACCGACCGGGGTGAGCCGGAAGTAGGAGTTCGCGGCCACCACGGCGGCGATACCGTTAGTCGCATTGGTGATCTGCGGGATCAGCGTGCCCGCCGCGTTGGTCCGGATGACACCCTTGATGACGGCTTGCAGCGTGGTGGTGGTGATCCCCGCCGCGGTGATAGCGGTGGCCGCGTTGGACGTCGCGGAGTACAGGGCCGCCGCCCCGCCGGTCCCGCCTGCCGTGGTCAGCGCCTGCCACGCGCAGCTCGTATAGGTGGCGGTGCCGCCGAACCCGAAACTCACGGTGTGCGCCGACGCGGACAGCCCGGTGATGCTGAACACGGCCTCGAAGAAGAACGTCGTGTTCGCCCGGATGGCCAGCGCCCCGTTGGCGGTGGCGTTGAGCAGCTTCTGCGCTGTCGTCGCGGTGGTCAGCGTGTACCCGGTGGTGATCGCCTGGAACTGTTCCGTCATGAACACCTGGAACCCGGCTCCCAGCGCGTTATCGCCGAACACCTGGAACAGGCACGCCTTGATCTGGCCGCCGATGTTGGACGAGACGAACGTCGCGGTCCCGGCCCCGAACGACAGCACCCCGTAGCACTGCTGGATGTACCCGGTGCCGTCGGAGAAGATCGTCATCGGCGCGTTGGCGTTCGCGCCGAACGCGTCGCATTCCACGCCCATGTGCAGCCGCGAGTTCGCGAACCCCGTAGCCCGCCCGGCGGAGTTGTGCCCGGCGGGGGTGACCCCGGTGATCCGCAGCACCGCCGCGGACGTGGCCGCCGCGGACATGACGAAGTTCCCGGTGATGGTCAGGTCCGCGTCGATGATCAGCGCACCGTTCTGGAGGACGACCCCGTCACCGAACACCTGCCCGGTGCCGTCCAGTCCCTGCTCCAGGATGATGGTCATGGTGATCCGGGCGAAACTGGACCCCGAGCTGTTCAGCGCGGTCGTCGGGTTGTCGAACAACACGCAGGTGGTGCACCCGGAGACGAGCAGGTTGCCGCGCAGCAGCTCAGTCCACGTGTATTCGTTGTCGAACCACACACCCTTGGACCCGGCCCCGGTGAAGTTCAGGACCACGATGTCGACGAAGTAGTTGTCCAGGTCACCGGCGTGCAGGCCGCACGAACCGGCTCCGGCGTTGTCACCGCGGATCGTCAGCTTGGAGATCCCGCCGCCGTTGTTCGTGTCGTGGGTGCCGAACTGGCCGGGGTCGAAGATACGGAAGCAGTCCCCCCCGGCGGGGACGAACGAGTTGATGGTGGTGGCGTAGTTCCCGGCACCCTCGACGTACACGCACGAACCCGGGTTGTCCGGCGTGACTGACATCTTCACGTTGCCCGGCCCGAAGATGATCTTCCCGACCGGGTAGCCGTTGTTCCTCGGCAGCGCCGCGAGCGCCGCGTTGAACGCAGCGGAGGCGTCGACCGCGCCGGTGTAGTCGCAGTCCACGTATGCGATCGCGGACAGCTCTTTCGACACGCCGGACAGGAACCCGCCGGTGGTCACGTTCACGATCGTGAACCCGGCCGTGTGCGACACCGGGGTGGTGCCCTCAGCTCCGCGTGTCACCGTCCACGACTGGGACCCCCCGACCCCGCCGGGTGCGACAGTGACCAGGAATTTCTCCGCTGGCAGCGCCGGGTCGCACACCGTGAACTGGGTGGGTGGCTGAGCTGTGGTGGACGCCACCGAGAACGCCCCCGACACGTTCACCGTCCACGCTTCGACCGTCCCCCCGGCCGGGGCGGTGGTACCCCCGACCGTGACGGTGGCCGCGGCGTTGTTAGCGAACGCCACGTTGATCGCGGGTGCGGGTACTGACGCGGCGAACGCCACGACGATACCCGCGCCGAACGCGGTCGTGTTCGTGGAGAACGCCCCCGCGTCGTTCAGCGTCCCGGTCGGCGGGTTGACGATCCCCACGTAGGTTTGCAGGACCGATGATGCCCCGTTGCCGTTCAGCAGCCTGCCGAAGTTCCCGGTCCCGGTGTCAGTCCATGTCAGGATCGCGGCGGCGGCTTCCTGCGCGAAACAAGCCAGGGCGAATTCCCCGTTGGCGGCGAGCGCAGCGGTTGTCGCGGTCGGGGTGACCGTCCCGGCGACAGCCCCCGAAGCGAACGTCGCTGACACGTCGACCGGGACTGTGGTGTTCGCGCCGGACAACTCGAACAGCACGCAGTCCATGCCACCCGCCGTGCCCACCTCGGTGCTGGTGAACGTGGGGACCGCGTCGGACCCGACCGCGGTCTTCGTCCAGATCGCGACCCGCACCTGGGCGGTGGCCGTGTTCGGGACCTCGAACTGGTTCACCCACCCCGACACGGTCGCGGTCGCGGTCACCGACGTGGACGCCCCGCACGTGACAACCGCGACGAGGAGGTGACCGGCGACCCGGAACTGCGCCGCGCCCCACGTTCCCGTGACCGAACCTGTGGCGGAGTGCGTGTTGACGGGGGTGCCGACGCTGTAAACAGCCACAGTTCACCCCCGTTCCGTGCGGGTTGACAGGTCAGACCGTAATGTTGAACACTGCTTGCACTGCGCCCACGGTTGCCCAGATGATCGTGAAGGTCCCTGCCGTTACGGACTGGGTACCGCCGAAGTAGTTGTAGCACATCCCCTGGTCAGCGGCAGTACCACCAGTGATCGTACCGTCGTGCACTAGGCACCCGAACGCACCGGAAATCGTGACGTTACCACCGCCGGCGGTGTTCGCGGCGATGAAGCACAGCGACGAGGAGCCAGTGTCAATCGCGAACGACTTGGTGCCCAGCGCCCTGCCGCCAGCCACCCAGTTCGTCACGTCCGTGACTTCGTTACCGACAACCCACTGACCGACCGCGTACGCGGAGTTCGCCGCCGAGACCGTCTTGTCAGGCGTCGTCGTGTTGTTGTACAGCGCGGCCTTGACGTTCGCGTCAGCGGTCAGGCCCGCGTACGTGGTGGGGAAACCAGCCGTACCCGCCACCCCGCGGGCGATCGGGTTCAGCATGGCCTGCTGGAAGATGGCGCTGTTAGTCCATGCCACGGCTCAGTCCTCGTTTTCCTCGTTATCGGGTACCGGCTCAGGAAGAACCGAGGTGTGCGCGGTGGCAAGCCCCGCGTGCGCTTCGACGTGCGGCGTCTCGCCGGGTTCGCTCATCAGAAAAAATCTCCCAGCCGGTTACGGGCCAGGCCCGCGTTGACCGCCAGGTCTTCCCCGTCTTCACGGGTCGTGCGGATCGCCATGTACGGCTTACCGTCGTCCCCTGTGTTCTGGATTTCCTTACCCAGGTAGTCGGCGCGTTCCTCAGCCTCCACCTTGCACTGCGTCCCCACCCGGACCAGGGGAGCGGTGAGCATGTGCAACCCCGCGCACGTGTGGAACCGGGACGACCCCGGAGGTAGCGCCACCGTGTGTTCGGTCACGTCGCAGTTCGGGCATTCCCAGTCATCGAACGCGTTCAGCAGAGGGACGTTCACAGTTTCAGCCACACTCCCCGGCGTGATTCCCAGTCATCAGTGACGACCAGGTACTTGTCACCGGGTGGTTGTGTTTCCAGGTTCATCGCTATCACCACAGCGCCCCGGCGGATCTTGGAGTACACGTGTTTCTCCAGCTTCGCCTGGGTGGGCCGGTCACGGAACGGCCGGTTGAAGAACACGATGTCGAACTTGCCGTACGCCTGGAAGTCGAACGCGTCACACTCAGCGGCGTTCAGCCCCTGCTCTTTCGCCGCGACCACGTACTCCGTCACCCGGTCGAACCCTGTCACGTCCAGGCCGAACAGGTCCCGGGCCAGCATCATTTTCGTACCAGGCCCGCATCCGATCTCCAGGAACGATTTCCCCGGGGCCTCAGCGATCGCCTCGATCAGCAGCACCAGGAACTGGGCCACGTCCGAGGGCATCCACCCGGTGAACATCTGCTGGTCACCGATGTCGACCTGTTTCTGCCATTTCCGTTCGATCTGCCGGACGCTGGTCAGCAGGTCACGAACGTCGCTCATTCCGAACTATCCTCCGGGGTGCCGTGGGTTTTCTTCCATTTCTGGAACTCTTCCCGCCAGTCCTGAAACGCTATCTTCCAGTCGCCAGGACCCTCACCGCCGCGGGTCTCTTCTACCGGAACAGCTTCTGGTACGTTTTCTCCCACAGTTTCCACCCTTCCTCGATGGTCCACTGCCGTGCCTGCTCCCGGGCTGCCGCGCCCATCTTGTTCCGCAGCCCTTCGTCTGAGGCCAGCTCCGACATGTAGCCCAGCCATTCGTGGTCACGTTTTACCAGGAACCCCGTTTCGCCGTGTTTCACGAAATCACGGTACGGATACCAGTCGCTGGCGATGACGGGGATGCCTAGCGCCCCGTACTCCAGGGCTTTCAGCGCCGACTTCGACGCGTTGAACGTGTTCGGTGCGATCGGAGCCAGGCCGATGTCCCAGTCGGGGGACGTGAAATACTCCCGCTCGTTGTCGTTGACCTGCACCCACTTGGTGAACACGACCCGTTTACCCGCCTTGAACGTCGGACGGTAGTCGGTGCCCTGGAGGCGGAAATCCCAGCCGGGGAACCGTTTCAGGAACCGTTTCACCGGGGATACGATCATGCCCACGTCAACCCCGTGGGACGCGCCCCCGGCCCAGCCCACCGCTGGGCGGTCACGGCGCTTACGCTCGAACTCGCACACCCACGCGGGTAGGTGGTTCGGGAGGACCACCACGTTCGGGTTATGTTCCCGCAGCACCTCAGCCAAAGGCTCCGTGGTGGTGGTGATCACGTCCGCGATTTCCATCGCGTGGGTCGCCGCGTCCAGGATGTCAGGCTTCTGCCACAGGGTGTACGCGGAGAAGTTCTCCGCGTTGATGGAGAACACGTCGTCGTCCAGCTCGTACACTAGCCGGTTATGCGGGGTGCGGGCTTCACGGTACACGTGGACCCCGCCGGGTTTGTTGAACCGCTGCGCCACGATCACGTCATGCCCGGCCATCGTAGACGCCGTGATCGCTTTCCCTTTGTCCAGGTCAGCGGACGCAATCGTAATATCGTAGCCGTGTTCCGCGAGGTGCCGCATCGGCAGGAGCATCCGCCAGTACGCGCACCCTGACCCGCCGTCGTGACCCGCGAAGATTCTCACGTCCCTGGGTCTTCCTTCCACGTGTGAAAGTTCTCGCACTGGTAGTACGGCTGGTCCGTGGTGTCATCCTCGGTCAGCACCGTAGGTGGAAGCCCGCACTCAGGACACACCGCCATGTCCCCTCCTCGCTAAGTTCCCTGAACCTTCGCGAGGGTCCGTTTCACGTACGCCTCGTCCAGGCCAGCGTCGATCCCCGCTTTCGCGACCTTCGCCACCTCGCCGGGTGGCAGCCCATCCTCAACCGCGGTCACCGCAGCCCAGAAGAAACCCTTGTGACGTTGCCCCTCGGGGAGCCCCCGGACGAAATCGGCGAGGCCGTCAGCCGTCGCCACCGGGTACCAGACCCCACGCCAGGGAACCGATCACGTCGGTGACACCGAATTCATCCGCGACCGGGGTGATGCGGAACCCCGCGTGCCCTGTCGCCTCGGACCGGCCGTAGTCGTGGAACGCTACCCACCCGCCTGGTTTGACCAGCATCAGCGCCAGCCCCAGGTCCCTGCGGACGGATTCCTCGGAGTGGTGCCCGTCGATGAAAGCCCCGTCGCACCGGACACCGTTCGCGGCGAGCTTCGGGACCTCTTCCTCGAACCTGCCACGGATCGCGACCACCCGGTCATCGACCTTGTAACCCATCAGGTTCGCGCGGAACCCTTCCCACGTTTCGTACTGCCCGGCGTGCTCGTCGCTCATATGCCAGTCGACGGAGTAAACCTTCTGCGCGACCGACGCCATCACCACGGTGGAGTACCCGTAGAAAGCACCCAGCTCCAGGACCGTGCAATCCCTGGCCAGCCGTGCTAGTTCAGCGGCCTCAGTGACGGTGACCGCGGACTGGATACCGGCGGGGAAGATGACCTGCCGTTCAGATTCCCCACGCGCTTCGGCCCGCCACCGTCCAGTACGAGATACCCGGTTCGGCGTGTTCATGGTAGTAGCGTAGCTCCTCGTCCAACTCTGCGTAATCCTCATACCACGCGAGATGGTCCGCTACGTACGGGTGGCCGATGCGCAGCGCGGACAGCGAGATGTCGAACTCCCGCTCAGTCAGCGGCTGGTACAACGCCAGGGTCGTGTCGACCGGGGCCTTATACACCTTCGCGCCGTTCAGCTGAGCGCCGTCCAAGCGGTCGTCCCAGAATTTCCGCTCCCACTTCAGCACGTGGTCTTTACGCTGGTACGTGTCGGGGATGCGGTCCAGCCGCAAACCCAGCCCCGCCTTGGAATACTCGGGGTGACGGTCCAGCAGCCACGACAGTTGCCCCGGCCAGTCCAGCGGGCATTCCTCGGACGGTACCACGTCGCAGTCGGTGACCACGTACCGGCCGGTGCCGCACGCCTCACGGAACGGTTCCCAGTCCCACAGTGTCCGCGGGTGCCCCCCGCCTCGGTGCATGACCTGCACGCCCGCGACTTCTATCGCTTTCAGGTAGTCCTTCGCCAGCGGCCACGTGGAACCCTGGTCGATGATCACCGGGTCCAGGCCCGCTTCGGTCATCGCGGTGAGGCACAAGTGCGCGTATGTCACGCGGTCCCGGAAGATAATGAAGGCTTTCACCGGAACACGCTCGGCCACACATCGGAAGTCTCAGCGTTCACATTCACGTACTTTACCCCGGCGTCCAGCCACCGCTCAATCAGGTCCCAGTCTTCAGTCCACGAATCAGGACCCCACGTGCCATGCTCCAGGATGGACCGGCGGTGCATGATCATCGGGGAACCCACGTTCCCCAACGCCAGCGGCCCCCACCCGACGATCACCGGGTGGGCGTGATGGGACACCATGCGGGAAACCGCGAACCCCGCATCCGGGTCGGCGTTCAGCGCCTCCGCCATCAGCCTGCAATGCTCCGGGCGGAGCGCGTCATCGTCGTCGCAGTAGGTGATGTACTCACCCGCGGCTTGCGCCAGCGCTGCTTTCCTCGGACGGGACCCGAACTCAGCCAGCGGGTCACGTTCGGGGAACTCCGCGTAGACCAGCGGATGCTTCCACTCGAACGCGCGGAGCAGCCGCATCAGCTGTTCGTCCGGCCCGTCGGAGAACACCACGTGCTGCACCCGACCGTAGTCCTGCGCCTGCACCGATGGGATACACCGGGACATCAGCAGCTTGTTCCGCCGCCACGTCGGGGTTATGACGCTGACCATAGGGGCGGTCACCCTGGTATCCCCAGCCCGGCATTGAACTGCGCCAGTCCGAGCGGGGTGAACGGGGTGCCGCCCAGCTTCTCGATGTCGTCGTTCAGGCCGCCCGTGCCCAGGTTCCTGGAGTACGAGTGCCACGCTGCGAGGTCCCCGCCGGTGATCAGCGCGGTCGACTGTGCGTAGGACTCGTCCAGCGGGGATTTTCCCACGGAGTAGTGGAGGTGCTCGATTATCACGTTGTCGAGATACGTGATGCCGCAGCCGATACCCCACGCCATCCACGCCACGTCAACGTACATGTGCCGTATCTGCGGGGGCCCGAAATATCCCAGCTTCGCGATGACCTCGGACCGGCAGAATACGTGGCAGCACAACGAACCCGGTGCACGCGGGTACAGGTCATTCGCGAACGCGAACGGTGTCTGTTCCAGCGCTTCCATTATCGCCACGTCCCACCCGGGGGTGGACGGCACGTTGTCATCACCGAAGTGACCGATGTACTTGTACTCGTGGACCCGGGGGACGGTCAGCTCGTTGATCCACGCGACCACCTGACGGAGCCCCGACCGGATTTCGTACGGCATCACCAGCGGCTGCAACCCCAGCGTCCGGTAATCCTGAAGGCGAGGGTCGTCGGCGTCCAAACCGACCAGCAGCGCCGTGTCCCCCTCGCAGGTTTTCAGCATCGCCTCGGACAACCGCGCGATACTCAGCGGGCGTCCCCTCGACGGTACGGCTACCAGCAGGTCATTCACGCACAATCACCGACAGCCACGGGTAGGCGGGGATAGGTGGCAGGGGTTCCGGCATCGGTTCCCGTTTCGCGCGGAAGCTTTCGTCCCGCACTTCCCGGTAGTAGTACATCGGGTCGTCGATCCATTCCTCGACCGTACACTGCCCCGAATCGCGGACCACCCGGCACCAGTCACGTTCAGCTTCCCACCCGCCGGTGAACCGGCCGAGCAGCGCCAGGTCCCGGCGTATCGGGTTCTTCTCCGAGATGTCCCGCCACACCAGGTCAGCGGTCTGACCCCACCCATATTTCTTCAGCGAATGCTGCACGGGGATCTGCGGGACCCCATCCTGGGTCCACAGCACCGGGTACCCCACGTAGTCAGGTTTTGTTTGCAGCGCCGCCAGTACCCTGCGGACGAAATCCGGGGCCACCCAGTCATCGTCGTCCACGCAGGACACGTAATCAGCGCGGGACGCCTCCATCAGCGCCTGCGTTTTATCCCCGTACGAAACTTCCAGGTTGTCCCGGTACAACAGCACCGTGGCGGGGAAAAACCGTGACGCACCAGCAGGCGGGCTCGGCGGCAACTGGGCGATCAACTGCCCGTCCAGCTCAGCGAGCAAGGCACACAGCATGTCGTGCCGGTGCGGGATCGACGTGATCAGGATGTCCCAGGTGATCATTTCAGCAACGGCACCGCCAGACGTTCAGTGTCCGACTCGTACGCGTCACCAGACCGGGGTCCCCTCGTCATGACCAGCACCCTCGTGATGTCCAGCGCTTTCCACGCGTGCGGCACACCAGCGGGTTCTTTGAAGAACTCCCCGGTGACCCGTTCCTTCGTGTGGACCCCGTCGTCTTCAATCCACGCGACCAGCAGCCTGCCGTACGCAATGTACGTCCACTGGGTTGTCAGCTTATGCACGTGGTTCCCGCGGACCGCGCCCTTCGCCGTCAAGATTTCCGTCACAGCGTCGACCGGGCCCAGCAGGTCCTGGATAATACCGCGCTCATCCTCGAAACGATCACTCACTGACGATCCTCGGCTGCGGTAGGGGGATGATGAATTTCCCAGTATAACCAGCAGCCCGCAACGAGGACATGACATCCGAGGCGATGTGCCACGCGAACAGCAGCGCGTACGGCGGCTGGTCCTCGATCAGTTTCTTCTCATCCACGATCGGCAGTTTCGTGCCGGGCATCATCCGCCCGATCTTCTCACTGCCCGCAACCTCGCACACGCACGTCAGGAACTTATCAGCCCCGGTGAAATGCATCAGCGGGGTCGCGCGGGTCGCCGCGCCCACACCGTACACCGGGGCACCCCCGTCGGTGAGCATCCGCAGCAACGCGGTCAGCCGGTCTTTCACCATGTCAGCGCGGTGCTGAAGACCAGTGTCCATCCGTCCCGCGCGGACCCGGAACGAACCGCCATGCGCGGGTATCTGCTGGCTGGACCACACCGTGAACCCGTGGTCTGACAGGAGACGCCCCAGTGTCACCAGGTCGTAGTAGCGGAGATGCTCGTGGTACACCGTGTCGATCTGCAACCCCGACATCACCGCGGACAAGTCGTGGTTCTCAGTGATGAACGTCCCCCCGCCGGATAGCAGGGTCGCGACACCCTGCATGAAATCGTGGGGGTCCGGGACGTGCGCCAGAACATTGTAAGCGGTGACGATCTGCGCCGGACCGTACGTGTCACGGATACGCGACGCGAGACCAGACGTGAAAAACTTCTGGTACACGATGACGGGCGGCCCGATCTTCCGGGCCTGGTCTGTGGGTTCCACCGCGATCAGCCTGCACCGGCCACCGAACGCTGCCAGTGACGTACCGTCGTTCGCTCCGATATCCACGACAGTGTCATCAGCGCGGGTGTGTATCAGGCCGGCTAGTTCCTGCGCGTGACGGCGGCGTTCCGCGCTGTTCCCCGCCGCGTACGGGTGGTCCGACGCGAACAAATCCGTGGCGGGCACGATGTAATCCAGCTGAACCAGGGTGCACGACCGGCAGCGGACCAGGCGCAGCGGGTACGTGGGCCCGTTACCGTACTGCTCCGCGAGGGGCTGTATCCCCATGTCCAGTATCGGGACCATGTACGGCGAACCGCACAGCCCGCAGTTCGTGACCTCACCCATGGGTACGGTACCAGTCCACCGTCCGCGCCAGACCAGTCTCGAAACTGACCAGGGGTGTCATGTCAGCCAGCGCGTTGATCTTCCGGGTGTCCGGCAGCCTGCGCGGCGGAGACCCCTTCGGGAGGGAACCCGGCTCGATCTTGATGTTCCGGTTGTAGCATTGCGCCACGGCGTGCGCCACATCCGCGATGGTGTGCTCGTCCATCGTCCCCACATGCCACGTCCCGCCCGGCGCGTTGTCCAGCAGCATGACGAGCTGGTTCACGCAGTCGCTGATGTAGCAGAACGACCGGGTTTCCTGCCCCGTCCCCTGGATCGGGAACGAGACGGGACCGTCAGGGTGGGTGGTGGTCAGCTCGTTCATGCGGATGCAGAACTCCGGGATGACATGCTCACGGCCCATATCCGGCCCGTAAATGTTATGCGGCCGGGCGATCACCAGGCGGTCCAGGATCCCTTCCCGTTCCCACGCCAGCGAGGCCAGTTCACACGCGATCTTCCCGCCCCCGTAAGAGTACCGGGGGTTCTGCGGGTCAGGGACGACCAGCGGCACGTTCTCCGGGGTCGGTACCACGGGGGCGACCTGGTAAGCCTCCGATGAGGAGACCAGCAGCAGATCACTGCACGCGGTCCGCTCGCACGCATCTAGGATGTTCAAGATGCCGCGCAGCGCCACGTCCAGGACCGTGCGGGGGTTCGCGTAGAAAGTCTGCGTCCCCTGCAAGTAGGCCAGGTGGGCGACCCGGGAGCACCCCTGCATCGCGCGGGTCACCGCACCAGCATCGCGCACGTCGCCGTACGCGATCTCACACCCCGACCCGGCGAGACGCTGGGGGTTACCACGGGACATGTCGTCCAGCACCCGGACTTCGTGACCCTGGCGGATCAGCTGCCACGCCAGGTTGCTGCCGATGAAACCGGCCCCGCCCGTTAGGAGATATCGCATCTCGCCATGATAGCGGCAGGCTTAGCGTAATACTCCACCCGCCACCAGTCGTAGCATTCGGTGCACATCGCGCCGCTGTTCAGTTCCCGCCAGTGGCCGCACATGTAGCAGTACCCGGGTTCCCGGTTTTCCACAGCATGTATCCTCCAGGGTCATGCTGCCAGGGTCCGGGGCAGCTGAACTTTAGGTCTGGGTCCAGCCATCCCCGGATTCGAAATCACCGGAAGCCTGACCGGAAGCGTTCGCCGGGCCAGAGTTCCGGTCCACCGAAACCCACCCGCATACAGTCGCGTCGCTCGTGGAATTATACGGCTGCCCGGGGACAGACGGCGGCGACGTGATCGGACTCGGTGCACTAGCCATGGTTAGACTCCCTTCCAGCGTGAAGCATCAGATGTACCGTCGGGCATCCACCCCGCACCGGTCGGCTGCCCCGTGTTCATGTCGATCTGCCCGCCGTCGATGACTTTCATCCACCGGCCGCCAGCACCCGAAACGTTCGGGGTCGCGTCGTAGGCGTGCTCAGGGTTGGACTGCTGCGCGGCGTCCTGCTGACCCTCAGCGGTCGCGTCGTACCCGTTCTTCGTCTGGTACGGCAACTGCGCTACCCCGTTAACCGGGGGTTCGGTGTACGGCATCGACAGCCTCCTAGCTTTCGCGAACTACCTTCGGGGTTGTGGTCGAACCCCAGCGGGGCTGGCCCGGCGGCGACCAGTCCTGCCCCTTAGCCTGCGGTTTACCGTCATCACCGGGCGGCATCTTCTGCTGCATCTCGATGACAGGGGCTTCTGTTTCGACCGGGGCACCCACGTTCCAGCCGAGATCCCCCGAAGCCCCGCCAGGGGCCGTCATCGCGTTGTTCTTGAAAATCTGATCCCCGCCGTGCTGGCTAGTAGGAACCATCGCGCTCGCCGGGTCCGGTTTCAGCATGTTCGACAGGTCGGCGTAGCTGCCGTTATTCACCCAGTCAGCCATGGAGCGCCTCCTACTTAGTCCGGTCGTCCTTATAGTCGTGGGCCTTGTCGCTGTTCGCGGAGGTGGCCAGCTCCTTACCGGAAACCTGCACCACCCCCGCACCCACCGCGTTCGACGCTGCCGTCCCGGAAATCAACCCGGGTGCTGACGCGGCAGGGTACTGCCGGGCCAGGTCCGACATTAACGAACCGCCCTGCCACCGCGCAGAACCCTGCCCGCACCAGGCTGGTACCGGCCGCCGCCAGCAAGCGGCTCGTTACCCTTCAAGCCGGGGAGCTGCGGGCCACCCGTCCCGTACCCCTGGTCATTCGCCTCGGTGATGCTACCCGGACCGTCGATGTCCTCATTGGTGGTGTCAGACTGGTACGTCCCCGACAGGTACGAACCCGGCCGGGTGTAACTAATCGCGGTCTCCCCGACATCAGAGTCATTCGGGGAGGTCGCCGTACCCGGGGCACCCGTCTCGGTGATCTCCGCGTCGGTGACACCGGTCAGGCCGTCAGACAGCTGACCCGGCTCGGCAGTAACGTCACCGCCACCAGCCCCGCCGCTGGTACCCGGGGCACCCGTACCGGACGGGAGCGGCCCGCCGAAAATGTTGTTGCCACCCTCCGGGGGGTACTGACCCGGCTGGTTCGTCGGGTCGCCGCCGCCTGACTTACCGGAAACCTTCGTGCTCCCGGAGACCTTCCCGCCGCCGTACGGCTTCATGCTCGGCTCGTTAGCCATGACCCATCTCCTTCACTATTACCCGTTACTGGTAGCACCGGCGGGTTTAGCCCGTACCCGCCCGCCGGTGCCGCCAGGGTCCACTACCCTCGCCGCGCCAGCCCGAACTTAGCCCCGCTGAACTTCCCCGCAACCGGGGAGCACTGCGGGCATTGCATCGTGGAATGGTCCTCACTGTCAGTGGAGACCAGCGTGCCGGGCAGGGCGTAATGCCCGCACGACAGCCGGGGGATCTCACCGAACTGGCGGCACCTGGGGCAGATAACCTGCCCCGTCCGCAAACGGAGAGCGTCAGTGTTCTTACCGATGCGGTGCCCGCAGGACGTACAGCGTTCCGCGGGCTCCGCACCAGCAAGTTTCAGCTTCCGCTTGTTACTCACGGACGCTGACCGTACTGCTCCATCAGCTGCTGCTTCGTGGAGTTCGTCGCGGTGATCCACTCAGCACCCTGATTGACCGCGTAGTCGATCCATTCCTGCTTCGACGCGGTCGGGCGGGGCGGGCCACCTTCCACCTTCACAGGGTCAGCGAGAGGGTCAGCCTCAGCTTCAGGCTCGGGATCCGCGGTTGTTTCCGTTTCGGATTCCGCGTACTCAACCGCAGCGGACTTCAGCTCCTCCAAAGGAGCCTGCTCCTCCACGGTTTCCTCCGCGGAATCTGAAACCTTGATGGCGTTCCCGCCGAAAACGAGGTCCTCGCCTTCCCAGTCGGGGACCTCGAAATCAGTCCACGGGGCAGGCCAGAGCCGACCGTCATGCCGGCCGCTGGTCATGTTGCTGAGCATCTGGATAATCACCAGGCACCTCCGCGTTCGAGAACCAGGATCAGGACGCCGCGCCCACGTACAGGGAAATAGCCCCGGTACGGTCGACCAGCGTTCCGTCACCACGCAGGATGGCCCTGAACGTCACAAGGTCGGTGCCGAAAGCGAAGTCGTCGGACCGCTCGAAACGGACCCCTCCGACCAGCCGCACGAAATACTGCGAGAAGTCACCGAAAGCGATGCACTTCGCGGACAGCGCCTGCGCCGGCATGAACGGGTCAGCGACCAGCGGCTTACCCAGCAGAAGGTCAGGGGAACCCAGAACAGCGGAAGGCTCCCAGATCGGGCGGCCCACCGTGTCCGTGATCTTCCTGAACCCGCCGATGGTCTTGTCAGCCGCCAACCAATAGCAGGAGCGGGACTGCCTGTACGGGGCGATAACCGAGTACTCCAAGTCCACGAGGTTCGCGTACGAAGGAGCACCGGAAACACCGGTCGTAGCGCCCGTAACACCAGTCGTCGCACCGGCGATAAGACCGCCGGAAATGTTGTTCGTCTGGTTGATCAGAGCGGAACCGAAAGCGTTCCCCAGGGCCCGGCCGGCCTGCATCGCGAGGTACCCCAGAAGGTCCACCGCGGTGTCGTCGATAAGCTCCCGAGCGACCTGAATGAGGACACCGAACTTCACCGCGTTCAGCGTCTGCATGGAGAACGCCGGGTCAGAAGCGGAAATCGCGCCGCCCTGAGCCGCTGACGTACCAGTCGAGTGACCGGTCGTCTTCGGCACCTGGAGCGTCTCGCCACCGCCCGTGTTCAGGACGGTAGGCCCGCACTGCATCAAACCGCTCACCTCGATAAGGTGAGCTATCAGCTGGTCGTAGAAGTCCGTCGGCACGATCGTCGACGGCGTACCCGTGGTCAGCAGGGTACGGTAGTTAATCGGACCGGAAGCCTGACGCCGGATTTCCATTGCCCGGCCAGCGCCATCCTCGCCCCTGGCCCACTTGCGGATCTCCGTGTCCATGTTCCGCTGTGCAGTCGGGGCACCCTCACCCTGACGCGGACGACCCTCCAGGTCGTTGAACGCGTCGTCGGCCTGCTTGGCGCGCTTCTCCGTGTCCAGCACGGCACCGATACGCTCGTCCAGCGTGCGCATCTCGTCCTGCATCGCGTCCCAGCGACCCTGCTCCTCCGGGGTGAAACTACGGTTTTCCCCGGCGGCGTCCTCAGCGATCTTCTTCGCGTCGTTCCAGACGCCTAGACGCCTGTCACGGAGCCGCTTAGCGGTCTCACTAGCCATTTCCTGGCCCTTCCCTTGTACGGACAGATCTGTTAGAACCTGCTCCGTCCGCACCCGAGGAGGGTGGCTACGGCCGAGGTAACGATATTCAGTTGTGCACCGGTCTAGCCTGGCGTCTTATTATCCGCGCCCGGCCCGCAGGAACCCGGTAGTCACAGCCCTGCGGTTTCTCACGTCCTGCCGCACATCGGGCACCTGCCCGCTGGCGGGTAACACTGAAGGTGCCCGCAGTTCGGGCACCGCCAGCCGCGCATCTCAGTCAGTGTCAGCGTACGGGTCGCTCTGGTTGTCCAGCAGGTCCAGCATCGCGAGCGCCCCCGTGAGGGTCTTCTTCCGCTCCTTGGCTTTCTTCTCCTGACGCGGGCCCGCATTGTCGGTCCGCTTGAAGAATTCCATCGCCCGGTTTTCCACCAGCCGCTCACGAACCTCGGACGGTTCGGCCTGCGCCCACGAAGCCAGCGAACGGACCGCGCCGTCAATCGACCGGGCCGCCGCTGTAGCATCCGGGTAAGCCGGGTCCAGCACCG